GGAGTCATGGGGTACCATCCACGGCTCATCTTCCAGTAGCCCAGGGAACCTGGCCCGGTAGTAATGAGGCTCTGGGAGGTACACTTGTGTGGGTAGAGTGCTGAATAGGAATCCTTCGGCCGTATCTGACACCGGTCTGTAAGCAAGTGAAGACAGCAATTCGAATGCTGCCGCAAACTGGGATTCAACCCTGTTTTCCGTCACGTATGCACAGAGCCAGTACCACATCGAGTCTGAGTCAGTCCAGTCGAGGTTTTCGTCTGGCTCATACTGTGCGTCATTGCCGCTCGTCGTCCTGGTGCTCAGGTGGTGAATTTGGACACCGGGCACCTTGATATCGAAATTGAAAGGCGTTGTTGAAGTCCTTGTGACTGCGTGCTTTATATACCACGTAAAAGCATGTTTAGATATGTTCGGCAATAACAAAATCTCTGACCTCTCCGTCGATACCGCGTTGAAAGAAAATGCTTGCACCATGTCATCGCCGGCTGGGTCTACAGTTGAAGGCTGACTGATGTCGAATGTCACATCCATCTCATGCTCTTGATCTATGCCGTGTGTCACTGTAACATGTGAATCACGGTAATTGTATCTCCTGACAGTGATGGTGGCTGGTGATGTAACGGTGGCCTTCTGTGCGTCACCGGTTTCGTATGCTCCTTTCCATAGAACAGCTTTATACCATGATACTAGCATGTTGTAGATGAAAGAGACGTGCGAATCCGATACAGGGGTGTATTCAGCTGAGTATACCCAGCCGGTCCGCAAATCAGTCTTAACGGAGTACGCTTTAGACACGAACGATCGTAGGGCTATGACATCAACTGAGTCGATGTCAGCACGAATGAGTTTTTTGTTGACGCCTCTAAGGTCGTTGTGTCCTACCACCTTATAAACCTCAGCCTTGTGGTCAATGCTGGTAAACACTACCTGCGAGTTGATGTCAATCGGATAAATTACGCCGTTGCAATTCACTCTCGCATCTGTAGATGCGCCTATTGCAAAAGCGCCCTTCACAGGAGATGCTTTGAATCTGGTCAGAGCGCCAGACCCACCTAATGCTTCAATCGCCGTTTGTACTGACATGGGGAATTTGTACG